TAAGCCTGCTGACCTGCTTTTAAGGAAGTAAGGTCTCCTGCACTCTTTAAGAAGTTGAACGCGGCGGAAATTGCAAATATCTGAGCAGCAAGAGTGGCGTACCCCGCAACTAAACCTCCCATACCTTGGGACATTTTAGAGAAGTTCTTCCCGCTAGCAGCAGCAGTCTGTGCGGCACCTTTTATATTCCGGTTAACAGTGCGGGCGGATTTTCCTGCGCCGTCAAGGGATTTAGACGCTTTTTTAGCTCCCAGCTCGACTTTTTTAGTAGAACCTTTATCATCTACTTTTACATCAACTTTAACCGTATTCTTTGCCATTAGCCCTTCACATTATGGGTGAAGTTTCCTCCACCGCTTGCTTTTGATCGCCGTTCTTCTGCCTTTCTCTTATTTTCGGCCTGCTCAGACCTATAAGATACTATTTCACCCTCGTAAACTTTCATTATATATAATATTGTTTTTGGGTCTTGTACTCCGTATAATTGAAAGAAGTACTCAATCCCGTTCCAGTGCTTGCCCATGTAAGTACCGGACATTCCCTCCCAATAATCTGGAAGAAGAGAAAACATAAAAAATGCCACTTGAACTTCCTCCGGAAAATCAGAAGAAAGGAGTGGCATCTTGGTAGGGTCGGGCTCTTGGCCTAGTTGTTCGCAAAGAAGAAGGTATTTAGTTGTATCAAATTTACTATCTGCTTCTTTTACGTAGCGACCTAATAGGGTTTGTATACGCCCTATTTGGTCCCAATAAAATTTTCTAGTTCACCCACTGTCTCCGTTACCCAAGTATCAAATACACTAGAGTTCTTCATAAGAAGCTCTGCGTTGTCTTGAGTGAATGGAAGCTCATCATCAGGGTCTAAGCTTGAGATATCTACCAATAGAAACTCTTCTAGGTAACGATACTTAAGACCAGACCATCCTTTGATTACTGCAGCGCAATATTCAACAAGAAATTTATCTTCATCAAGTACTTCCTCGGGCCTATGGGTCTTTTTATCAAATTTAGTGTTTACACACTTCTTACGGAGCTTTACCAGCTCCTCTCTGCCTAAGTAGCATAACTCTATGGAGAGCTGCTTGTAGCCAGAGAAATCAATTGATACGGTCTTGCTTGGTGTTAAAAGACTTGCTAAAGAAATAGGTGAATCGGTCATGAATGATGTTCCTTAAATAAACTTGTTGGGGTTATAATTTTTATACTACATAGTATACTGAACAGGAGGAGAAAAGTCAAGAGTTATTTTTTAGTAGGGGAAAGTAAAAACCCGCCGAAGCGGGTTTTTGTAGTACTTAGAGAACTTAAGCGCCTGTATAAGTAATAACTACTTCGTTAGTTCCACCGATTGTACTCGGTAATGCGTGGAACGAAGTCTCTACAGAAATAACATCATCAATAGAGTGGGAAGGTACTTCTAAGTGGCACGTAGGCATAGCAAATACTGCCTTAGGCGCGGATGACCCTCCAATACCAAATGTAAGTGCAAACGAGTTTTGTACGCTCGTAGTTGCTCCAATAAGGTCTTCGAACAAGTCTGCGCTATCTCCAGCGGCGCTGTCAGATAAGTAGCAGGTAAAGCTTCCAGAGATATTTCTACCCCCTGTAACATGCCCAATAGGCTCATTAACTTTACAAAGAGTTTCAGGAGTTAAGTATGTAATACCGTTCTCCAGAGTAATGTTTCCACCAGTTAGTGTAACATTATAAACACCGTTAGAAGACGCTCCTGGGAACGTTGTTGTATTTGAAGCTGTAACCGTTAAAGAGGTTAATCGATTTCGAATAAAGTTAGTAGTAGACGAAACACCTGTAGCAATCGCTGCACTGGCATTAAAAGTAGCCTCTTCACTAATCTTCTTGCCAAAGCCGCTCCAGCTAATCATTGCGATACCATCGATTTCAAAATCAACGGATGCACTATTTGCAACACAATCCGCAATCTTATAAATAGTTACATCGCCCGCAGCAGACGCGTAGTTAGCATCAGCATGGTCACAAGCGCCCAAAACAAAGTAAACATTAAAAGTACCTAGCGTAGACTTGTTAGAGTCATCAAAATCAAATGCAACCGTATTCGTGGTTTTAGTTACTCCTGCCGTCCATGTGCCGCCGGCTGGGGTGTAAGCATTTACGGCAACAAAGTTTGCCCAAAGACATTCTTCAACAGCTAGACTCGTAGTATTCGCGCCTGCGTTTGGTCGAACATACGCATCAAATGACCACTCTGCCGGAGCAAGTGAGTCGTTGAACATAGTACGCCCTCGACGGCTAATACCTGTGCTACTTTCCATTTCGCTTAAAGCGATTTCGCTTGTGTTTGTGCCCTGTGAGAAGGAGTATCCGTCTAGTACCGGAACTTCCCATATATTAGCACCTTGTTCAATATATACTTTAGTATTTCTACTAAACTGTAAGCTTGCCATAGTTTATCTCCTATGTATCTTGAAAGGGTCTTGGACGTGAGCTTTTGCTCCTGCCAGCCGTTTCTAGTAACGAACCTCGACTAGAATCTCTCCTACGCCGTAAGGTTCCAAAACTCCTTCATCAGTACTTATACTAATAATAGAGATTTGTTGTGTGGTTTGGACAACACCCTGCCTGTCCGTATAAGAAAGGCGGGAGTTTTCCTCTAAAGAAGTTTCTATATCTTCTAATAATTTGTCGAGCGCCTCTACTGCGTCTTCTTCATTAACATAAATACGAAGTGTGATAGATAAGTATCTATCTTTGAATCCGCCCCCTTGGTAGTCTCTAGACTCGGAGCCGGCATTTAAGTGAATTGCGGGAAACTCTTCCACTTCATCCCAAAACTTTAGTCTAGGATGCACATTCTTATATACATTTGATAGGTACTCTCCGGTACCATCGATAAGCTTTAGCTTTACTACAAGAGCATTAACTATTGACTGTCTTCTACCTGTGTAATTACGTACAGCCATTATACTCTCCTAGTATAGAATCTTCCCATTGCCAACCCCGCTGCGATTTCGCGTATAGAACCGTCAATAAGCGTTCTTGGGTCTCTATCTGCAGAGCCCTGTGCGCCTCCGGTCTCAAAGGTCTGGTAAGGGCGTTTCATATATGTATACCCAATACTGGGAAACCCTTTTGCAGTTTGTGCTATATCTGTTACTTGTACAGAGCCGGCGAACCTGCCCGTTCTATTGTTTAATCTTGGCGACCCCATGTTCTTTGCTACAGTTTGGGGCAGCTTCTGCTGTAATATTCCTAGTATAGAAGCTAAGTTAGGAATAGATGGCGAAGCGGTCTGTCTTTTTTGCTTAGCTTTTTTAGGTTTCTTCTTAGCTATGAAAGCCCCTGGTCGTTTGTTAGACTTAGTAGTTTTGCCCGAGCCCTTTATACTAGTAGACCCGCGGCTTTCTATAATCTTTGTGGTCTCTGTAGTAATCTTAGCGCCTTTAATAGTAGAAAACTGTTTCATTATTGCTTTGACGGCGTTCTTGCGTACACCAGTTACTAAACTATCAGACCCCTCCAACTCGGGTACGCCGCCTAACTTTTCTATGGCAGTTGTTAGCTTCTTCTGAAGGTCCGCCATCAGTGCTTTCTCTTTCTTAGACTCTAACACATTTAGTATCTGACTACCTATAAATAGAGATATTTCGCCGCGTTTAACATTCTTAATAATAGTTAGTAGGTCTTCATCAAAGTCTTTAAGGTCCTCAAGTGCCTTTATACCGCTTTCTTTGTCGTCCCACACGTCCTCTAGAGCGGCGTACACCTTATCATTAATAAATTCTTTAATATTACTAGATTCTATCATGTGCTCTAAGTTAAAAGCTGAACCCGCACTGTCTACTAAGGTTTCGCCTGACTTGCTGCTTGAAGAGGCTCTGGTTAAACCTCTCGTAGTGGTCGTAGTAGTAGTACCATCATCATTATCTACCTTAGTTTTAGTACTGCTCAGCTTATCGTGCCCCTCTGTTTCTAAGATAGCTAGAAATCTTTGGTAGAAGGCGTCTAGATGCTCTTTATAAATACCTTGAAGTTTTGCGTAGTTATCCCTGTTTCCTTCTGCCATTAGTGTAACTCTAATGATGGTCCTCGATTTGGTGTTTAAGGTATCCGGTTTTTTTATAGCCGATTTGAAGGCCGCCTTCAACTCTCTAGTTAGTTTTAGTAGCTCAGGGTTTAGCTTCTGCTGTATGCGAGTAATATAGGCACGCGCCTCCTCCTTTTCCTCTTTAGTAATACCTTGTGCTAAGGTCTTTCCTGAATCAACATAAGCCATAAGAGTAATAATAGTCTTTTTAATAGTATTAGCTCTATACTCAAAAGTAGTTACTTTCTTATTAACTACTGCTTTTCTATACGCTTCAGAGCTTTCCTTCATCTCGGCGTCTAATTTAGTTAAAAAGTTGTGTAGGTCTTTCTTTGCCATTAGTAGTTTTTATACAAATCAAGCACTCGCTTAATATGGTCTGGAAACGCTACATTTGCCGAGCTGTTTGAAGACGGGTTATCTACGGAAGCACCCGAGAGTGACTGCCTTTCTTTATATTCGTTCTTATAGTAGAACCTTACTAAGTCTACTAAAGCCAGTTTTAAGTCTGCAGGAGTAGATGGATACCCCGCTTTATATGTTACTCTTACTGAACCGAAACCTTGTTCCCAGTCCTTACTAACTCGAAAAACGCTATCTGTAGAAACGTCTACGTGATAGTCTGTGGCTGCGAGTGTTGTATACTCAGCAGTTTCTGAGGTTCTAGACTGTATGGAGGTTACTGAAACAAGAGGGCTTTCAGTAAGCTGAACAACATTACTTGCCCATCTCATAGAAAACTCCTCTACTTTGTCGGAGTAGTAATAGTCAACAATGCTATTACCACAATAAGTTTTTACTAATTGACTAACGGAATTAACAAGAAGCTCGAGCTTAGTGTCCTCTTTAGTTGAAGACAGCCCTTCGTATTCCTTATATTCATCCAATGTTAATAAGTTTGCCATATTCTATAAATCCATTAGTAAAAACTTGGGGGAGATAAACTCCCCCTCATTTCTATACTTTTTCAGTATTAAGCGTCAGTACGAATCAATTTAACAACAGATACGTCAGTAGTACCGTTATTACCCACAAGCTGGTTGAAGCCAAGTGATTGACTAGCAACAATTACATTGCGTTGCATGAGTACTTCGTAGTCCTGCTCAACTGATACACCACGCAGACGAGGAATAATGTGATTCCTAACGTTAACTGCATAGCCTACAGAAGCTGTATTAGCTTCAGCTTCGAGCTGGTCAGACACAACTACAGGAGTACCATAGATTGCGCCTACAGAGCCTGTAATCTTAGTAGCTATGTTAGAGCCTACATCTGTGATATCAGCAAAGCCCGGATCAGCAATTAGATCATAGTAACGAGCCTGAGATACCAGATAGATAAGATCCGAAGGATTCATACCATACTTACCCATAAGCTTACGTGCTGCCAAGAACTCAGCTGCAGTTACTACGAGATCAGATGTTCCAGCTGCTGGATCATCAAGGACGTCAACTTTAACAGTACCTGCGAGTGCTTCCAAACCGTCAAAGCCTGCAGGGCCTCCAGAAGTACCATTAATAATAGCATCATCTACAGCGCGGGCGTGTGCTCGTGCAACAGACTCAATAAGCATTGGCATCAAGTTAACAAGAACTTCTTCGTCAATGTGATTATCCATGAAAGTAGTCGACATCAATCGATTAGCTTTCAGAATTATCTGCTTAGCATTGAACTGGTTAGCAGTAACTTGAGGTCTGTTTTCCAAGTTACCTAAGCGAGTTGCGGTTTCGGTACCGTTTGCCCACGTTGCGGGAAGTGCATCAGTTTGGATTGGCAATACTTGAGTCTGTGAATTAATAGTAATTTCACGGAAAACCTGTGCCAACTTAAGCTCCAGCATAATTTCTTTCTCAATTTGAGTAGAAACTTCCTGAGCAATATCAGGTGCATTAGTTGCATAGTTAAGACCAGCTTTTTCCATGATGTCCTTAGAATAGCTAGTATCCCAACCTTTACCAGTCATA